ATCTGTATCTGTGTTTGTGGCAAAAGTGTAAGGATAAAAAGAATATGCTTCTGTTGTAGTAAATGAATAATTATTATTGTTTGCAGAACCAGTAAAAACCGATCCTCGCGGAAGTATTTTTGATACTGGAAGATTTTGTGGTGTTACCGTTACTAAAACTTTTGCTTTTGCTGCTCTTTTAGTGTTTGGGGTGTACCCTACTAATTTGGATAAAGATACAATGGATGATCGTTTACTTGCACGATCAATAAACATTTCGTTTGCAACCATTGTGTTATAAAAACCTTGTTGGGCAGTATTATATGCTAAAATATCCAACAAAACAGAAAGACCAGCTCCTTCAAAATCATAATCTTGAAATTCTGTTTGTTGATTTAAAAATGTTCTTAAATTTGATTTAATTGTATCAAAATCAAGTTCTGTAACTTTTAAACGGTTTGCCATTTTATCTAATTCGCTCTAAAAAGAAATTAATTGTAATTGGATTTGAATTGTTAATTATATAAAATTCAAGTAATATTTTATATCCATTTTCATCTGGTGATGCTACAGCTGTTACTTTAGAAATTCTAACCCTAGGTTCAAAATTTTCAATGGTTTCCGCAATATCTCTTTCAATCTGTGCAGCTGTAACAGAATCTACTTGTTCAAACAAAAGTCTACGAACATTACTACCAATTTGTGGTTGAAAAGGACGCTCATAATGATTGGTTAAAATCAAATTTTTAACCGAGTTGATGATTGCATATTCGTTTTTGTGCGTGTTTATATCTTTACGAATTGGATGAATCTTAAACGATAAATCCAAATCTCTGTATAATCTTGCACTTTCTATGTCTACTTTGGCCATATCTTATTTATTCAACCTGTAAAAACATTTCCTGAACCAGCAGCCATTAAATCTCCATCAGCAATCGTATCTCCAATCCTAGCAGCTTGTTTTCCTTCAAAAAATACAGTTGAACTTCCAACTGTAATTTGTCTTGCTGATCCAGCGTGTGTTGTTCTTCCGCAAGTGTGTGGAGCTAATTGTGATCCAACAACAGCAGCTGCTATTCCATTAACAAATACCGTACTAGCAACAGCAGAAATAACAGCCGTAGGAGGAAAACAACCTTCTCCTGTAGAAGTATCGCCAAGCCTTGATTGTGATGGCATTAAATGTAATTCCTTAAAATATTTCTTGCAGTATTATAATTATTAAATACTGTTTTTGTTAAATTTATTGTTCCTAAATCTGTTGTTATTGTAAAAACAACATCTATACTACTTCTTGAATCTGGTGAAAATTGATATACTTGAAATTTATTTGGATCCAAACTAGATAAATTTGATGTTTGTCTAGGTGTTTCCAACAAATCGGAGTTGCCTCTTGTAAAGTATTTTGCAAAATTCCTATCAAAAGTTTCTGAACCATAAAACCCATTAATACTTAATGTATTACTAGTGTTCGAATATGCAAGATTAACACTAGGACTACTTGTTGATATACTAACACTTAAAACATTTCCTGTGTTTGCTCCTTCAACAGGAGGAACAGTATCATCGCTAAAAATTACTGTTTCAGTAAAAATTTCAAATACTTGAACGGATGTAAGTGTTGATGGAGTAGATATTAGTGCCATTAATTTAAATCAATCTTGGGTGCATTAAATTTCATATTACCGCCGGATGTAATTGTACAACTACCACCAATATCAGCATTAAAACTTCCACCAACAGTTAAACTGGTATCGCCACTAACATCTGCGGTAACATTACCACCAACTTTAGCATTTAAATTTTCACCAACTGTAGCCTCAACACTCTTATCAACTTTAAGATAAGCATTTTCTTTTACATATATTTGAGCGTTACCTTGAACTGTAATGTTACATTTACCCATAATATAAACATTATCATCTTTCATTACAATTTGATAATTGTCTTTTGTAATTTTTTCAACTCTATCACCATCCGGATACCATTCAGTAAATGATCCATTTCGGTGTGCAATATGAATTCTTTCTGCACCGGGTGTATCATCATACTCAACAATGTGGCCAGATTCGGTTTCCATAGCATTGTTGTAGGGATAAACAGCTGCATATTTTGTTTCTGGTTCATCCCATGTAGAATCAACAGTTTCAACTCCTGTTACAACATTATCAATTCTTTCCTGTATAAATGTTTCTGAAATTGTATCAGAATCATTTCTAGATAATCTTGATGTAGATGGTTCATCTAAAAATTTAGGATAAGAAACTCCTGAAACTCCATCAACAATTAGAATTCCTGTTCCATCAGTATTATATGTCTTACTTTCTGGTGTTCTTGGTGCATTAGCTAATCCCGAAGAATCTCTCGAATCTGAAAATGCGTCTTGTGCATTTGCGGGTTTTAATGGAATACCAGGAAATACTCCCATGATAACTGGTTCTTGTGCAGATTCTCCATCTGTAAAGAAACCTATAACCATATCACCTTCTTTAGGTGCATATGGATTTGTATTATTTACTGGCAACATTGGCATAGACCATGGCAAATTTTCAGTTGGAAGTTCCATTTTATTGTCAGCATTCCAACCAACACATCTAACACGAACTCGTCCCAATTTTAATGGGTCTTGTCTATCTTCTACAACACCCACCCACCAAATAAATCCATTTTTACCAGCAAAATCTTTTTTATCATTTTCACTCATATCAATACTCTAAAATATCCGCAGTTTGTGCTGGGTTGCTAGCAAAAACAGTTGGCCTTTCTGTTGATGTTGTTGCCACTTCAATGATTGTTTCATGTTTTTCCAAACCAATAATTTGACGAGAACCTATAATTAAATATTTACCACTTAAACTTTCATCAATATTATCATCACCGGTTTCTCTTTGCGACATATTTGGTAATTGAACATTTACATTTAAACCAGAAGTTAATTGAAAATTACCAGGCATAGCAAATTTAATTCTTTTTTCCATAAGATTGGCCAAAATAGCTTTTCTTTGAAATAAAGAATTTTCATAATTTTCTTGTTTTGTTAAAGAATCTGGATCATTTTTCTTAATATAAGAACTTAATTGTTTAGCTGAACCAAATATACTTACCGTTTTTTTAGAATTAAATGCCTCTTGATTACTTACATTATCTCGGTTTGTAATGTTTGTAATATTTGGAGTTTCGTTTCCATGATCCATATTTTCATAGTGATCTGAAAACTTTATATTTTTTCTAGCAACTGTTCCTGTCATTGGATCAAAACCAACAAATTGACCAGCATTAACACCTTCTCTAGTTTTTTTAATATTATCTGATTGATTTACCACTTCATAGCCACGAGCACTACTAATTTCATTAATTGCACCAGTGCCAGATAAATTTTTTGGTTTATATCTAATATCTAATATATCTTGTTGTGTAAGTAATGTTGATAAAGAAGCAAAATTATAACCTAATAAATTTTGAAAAAACATAAAATTTGGAGATTGATTTGAATCAACGGCTCTTTTAGCACACCACTCAATTGCTTCCAATGGTCTCAAATTTGGTATTGTAATATTACGAATACCATAAGTTTTTTCATATATTCCACCCAAATTATCGGATGAAACCTTTAAATAGTTTTCTAATATTTTTTCAACAATATCCGAAAAGGTACCAACAAATGATTGATTAATTTTTTGTTGATCGGAATATATAAATTCATCTGCTACAAAATGAAGAATATAGGTTTCAGAACCGCCATCTTCTTTTCTATTAGATTGTTTATAGATTCTAAAAGCTTTTTTAAATTTAGCAATATCTGAATTTTCATCTTTAGATATATCAATTAATAGTGCTTCAGAACCATCAAAATTTAATTTACTTGAAAGTCCAACAGCATCAGTAATCAATATATTGCCACTCATTACAGGCATCAATATTGAATCGTAAATATTCAATTCTTCAAAAATTGAAGTTATATCAATACTTCCACCCTTAGTAACTATTACCAGTTCATTTATTTTAAACTGTGTTGATTTTTGTATTGCGAATTCCATTACTTAATCACTTTTTTAAATTCTTTTTCAACAGCAGATACAAATTCTGGTTTAAGTAATTTAATTTCTCTTTTAGATTCATTTAAATCAACTTCATATTGATAAAATGATTGTTTTTCTTTTGTAATTGTTTCAGTAATGGTTGTACCATCTTGTAATGCATATGAATTGGTTGTTTGAATCACATTAGCATAAGTGTTAGCATCAACACTAATTTTTTCAATTATTTGTGTATCATCAAAAGATGTTCTGGTAATAATTTTATAATATGATTGAACATTGTTTACATCCATTGCCCACGCTAAACCTGTTTGAATTGTGGCATTAGCTGTTCCGTTTGCAGTATATTTTTTATCAATATAAGAAATTAAAGTTTTTTGTTTTAATGGCCAAT